GTTCGCTGATTCCCCAGCTTCCCGTGTAACCTCCCGGTTAGTAACAGCGCGGCAAGCAAGGTAAGGGCTATGGGTTAATCACCCGTAGCCCTTTATCTTTTTGTACTTCATGAAGCAGCTGTGCCAGCACGTCGTTCTTGCGTTTGCGGAAACGGTTTTCATCCGCTTTAAGACTGGCCGTAATCACTGACACCGCCGCATCCTTCTTTACCGTCAGCATCTTCATGTAATTGTTATGCGTCAACGGCGGCGTGGGCTGGGCCAGAATGTCCTCGAGCGTGCTGAGAGACGTATCGACCAGCCGCGAAAGTCGATCGTGGTTTTGGTCCGACTCGATCACCGCCGGCACGGGCACGGGCGGAAGCACCTCTTCTTTCACCGGCTCAATATCAAGCGGCGGAAGGTCTAGCTTCTGAAAAATGTCGTTTAACGTGCTCATTACATACCTCGATCGGGATAGCGCGCTTTCTCGCGGTTTTCATTCCGTTGCTTTTTGCGCTCGGCTTTCGCCTTCATATTACGGTTGATGCTCTCAAGCCGCTGCCGCTCTGTGATAGCCGCCGGGGCTTGGTTGATGTTCATAAACCGCTCGGGGAAAGACAGCTCAGAGCCAACCGGCGCGCCTTGGTACATTTGTTGCAGCTGCAACGGCATGAACGGCTCCGCCAGCACATGCCACGCCCGAGCGCCGTAGCCACCGATGGGATCCCCACGCCAGTTTTCATTTTTATACGCCTCGTAGGAGGAAGTCACGGGCGATGACCATTTGTTGCCGAGAAGGTCCGCAAGGCCGCTGGTGGGCGAGCCGCCGGGTTTGGGGAACATATGGATAATCTCTTTTGGGTGGCCCGGTAGTAGCGCGCGCTCGTCATATCCGCCGGGTGTTTTTCCGCCTGTCTCGTAGGTAATGAGATCCACCGGCTCATCCGGCATCTGCCCGGTCTTTAAATAACCCATGGCCGTATTCATGCCCGCCAAAAGCAGGGCGTAGCCCAGCAAATATTTGGGCCGGTCTAAAAGTTTTGGTGAGACGCTGCCCGTCTTTGCCAGCTGGGCTGCGGCTTTACCCGTGTCGGCCAAGGCGCCAAACGACTGCCTTACAAGGCCAAGGTTCCAGTTAGGCGCGCGAAACATCACACCCAACACCTGCTTTGTCGTACGGTCCCAAAATATGTTGCTGTCCGCAATTTCGCCCAGGCGCTCGTCGAGCAGGTCCATAATATGCTGCGATTCTAAACGTATAGCTTCGGGGCTGGCGTCAGGGTTTTTACGCATCCAATCCCCCATCATCGAATCGAATGCGCCAATTTTCATATTTGGGATGTAGCGGTTGAACAGCGGATGCGCCACCGTATCCGCCAGCCGGCCCGCCACCTGCACCGCCTGCATCGGCGTGCTAAAGCCTTTGGTCTTTATCGCTTCATCTATGCCTTCGCCAAACTCCCGGCGCAGCGTACCTTCATTGTAGCTTTGCAAAAGACTTTTATGTGTGCTGCCGCGGTACATCGGATCCTCGCCCACGCGGCCCCCGGCGGTAGCGAACAGCTTAGCGCGCGCTTCCATTTCCGGGCCGTAATCCTTAATGCCCTCGTACTGCTCACGCAGTTTTTTGCCGCGGCGATAGGTACGCGACAACGGGGCGGATGCAATAGCTAAGGGGGCTTTTACCGCCGACGGCAGCGGCGCTGATGTAGCGGCGAACGGCGCGAGCGTCGTAGCGAGATCCGCCGTAGCGCCCGCCGCCGCCTTCAACTCTTCCTTGGCCCCCTTTATGTTGCCTTTCGCAATATTCTTGACCGCGCCGCCCGCACCGCTCAGCGCCCGCACTACATCCTGCGCGGCGGACTGCTGAATAATCGTGGCCATGTGGTGCGTCGAGAAGCCCAGCTGTAGCATGGTTTGAGCGTTTTTAAATGAGCGCACGGCTTTATACACGTCCGCGGCTTTTGTCGCCTCGAACCCTTTGGAAAGATAGTTATTGTAGATCAGGGCATAATCAGCCGGGGCGTACGCCTGCCGGGCCGGGACAGTTATTGTCTCGCCTGTTTCCTTTTGAATGGTGCGCGGGGGCGTGCTGCCGTATTTGCCTTGCAGCGGCACCCAGCCATCGGGTACTTTGCCCGGCGTCCCGTATTTGATAAGGCCCAACTCGCGGCCCTCATTGAACACCTTGGCCTGCGATATATATTTTTGCGTGTTGGTGATATAGCTGAGCATGGAATTAGCGGGGTTTGGATCCGCCAGCTCGAGGCCCGCCTTCATACCGTCCTCGATTGTCGGGTATTTACGCGCCTTGGTGAATTTAGAATTGCCCTGCCGCCCCACCCAATTCTGAGCAAACTCGCGCGCGGCGTCCTGATTCTTCCACATTTGCGGGAAGTAATCGGTTATGAAGCCCATGTCCTCCGTTTGCGGCAGCGCGCGCAGCTCTTTCTCGGTATCGGTAGCCAAGCGGCGCAGCTCGTCGGCAAAGGGTTGCAGCTCGGGATCCTCGAGCTTGACGCCCTTGCTGCGCCCCTGCACGTACGAGTAAAACTTGGCCAGCTCGGCGGGATTCCGCACCAGCTGATCGCCCTTGGCCGTGAAAGCCGCAAGCTCGTGCTCCGCGATAGTGCGGTTGCGCAAGCCTGTGCCTTCATAATCACGTATCGCCGTCTCGGCCAGCTTCGCGTTTGGCCCGGCGGAGGTAGGCGAGAATATATTACGCAGCCCGATCGCTGCATCTTTGGCCGTTTGTGTGGGTGTCTTAGGTCCTTCCGGCATAACGGTAACATCCACTACGTCCATAGCGCCCGGAGGTTTGGGAAGCTCCTCAGTGCCCGGCACCGCCCGCGGCGAAGGCGGTTTTGACGGCCCGAACGTGCGCTGCCCCATAGGGAACGCCGCCCCCAGCGCGATATCCTGCGCGCCGCTCATCATCTCTTGCTCGGATAAAGGATCGCCCCGCATCGCGCGGCCGGGAAGCTCGAACGAACGGATGGCCGATCGCAGCATGCCAGGCACCGCTAAGAAAAGCTCGCTGTCCTTACCGCCTTCAAGCGGACGCCTCCCTATCGGCAGCATAGAAGCGTACGACGCGCCCGGCTCGTCAGGCAGCAAAGGCTTGGTAGTGCGCCCCGGCTCCGGCGTGTAGGCTTCCATAGGGAGCGGTTTGTAGGGGGTAGGCTTTGCCTCCGGCAGCGGTGGCATATCGGGCAGCGGCGGAAGATCCGCCGTACCCTGTGCCTCCGACAGCTTTAACCGGGCAGCGGGTTTGGCGGGGGCAATCTCCGATAGTTTTAGCGGAGGCGCGGAGGAAGATGAAGCTGTTACCTCCGATAATTTCATTATTTAATTTCCTCGATATCGGGATCATTCATATCGCCGCCCGTCACGCGGTAGCGTTTACCGTTCAAATTTATCTCTTGGCCAACGGTGTATTTACCTTGCGTGGTGGGGGCGGGAGTCGATGACGGCGCAAGCGTCGTGCCTTGGTTGCGCACTGCTGTCATATACGCATCCATTTTCTGCGCGGCTTCCTGCCGTGCGGCTTCGACCTGCTGCGCCACGTCCGGCGTTTGGTTATAGCCGTAGAGTTGCACAAGCGCACGGTGGTTTCGAGCCGCGTTATCGGCATCAAATTTTAGCGCATCCAAAACGCCCGGCTCGCGCATGTCTTGCCCGCGCATGGCCGTATCGTTACGCATTCCTGTCGCCCCCAGCATGCCCTGTATGCGCGCGGCATTCATCCCTTCCATGGAAGCCATACGGCCCATGGCCATTTGGTTGCGCATCTCTTGCAGCACCAGCTGGTTGGCGAGACGGTCTTGCGGATTCATCATCCCCATTATTTGCTGCGCCGCCCCGAATCGCGCGGCGGGGCTAAAGTTAGCCGCTTGCGGCCCCGTCAGCATTTGCGCCAACTGTGGGTAGCGTTCGGTTCCCGGCACGCTTACCGGCGCCGGAGCAGCGTAAGATTGCGGTGGTGTGGGCGACGGCGCGGGGGTGCCGTTCATAGCCGCCTCAAAATTTGGCGTTGCTGCCGGGGCGGGCTGGTTGCTATTACCCCCGAATAGATCCAGTATCGCCAAGTCCGCGCTGGGGTTGGCATTTTGCGGGATAAAAGGAGTCACCCCCGTCGGCAGCTGCGGTTGCGATTGCGCCGGAAGCATAGGAGACGGGCCTTGCGCGCCCATGCCATTCGCCATGCCGGGAAGAATCAGCCCCGCCAGTGTCGCCGCATCTATTGCATTTTGCCCCTGCGTGGCTTGCTGTTGCAAAATCTGGTTCGCCAAGGTGTTTTTCTGCATGGCGTTATAGCCATTCAGCGCGACCCCTGTTTGCAGCCCGAGGTTAGATAGCCAATTCATACCACCCTCCTACAGCCCGATCATGTTAAGGAAGCTCGAGCCGTTGCTTAGCCACGGCAGCGTCGAGCTGGGCGAATTCCACCAGCCCATCGCGCCGTTTACCAGCGAGCCTAAGCCGCCGCCGATCGTGCCCGCTTGATTGAGCTGATTCATGTAATTCTGCTGCGCCCAATTCGCCTGGGCATTCGATTGCGCCGCGCCAAGGCCCATATACTGCATGAGCGCAGCCATGTTGGCGCTGTTGATTTGGTTGCTGCCAAGGCGCGAATTGATGATATTCGATAGCGCGTTGTACTGGTCGCCCGCGATACCCTGCGAAGTTTGATACGGTAGCAGGCCGGCCTGTTGCAGCGCGCCCGCGCCCGCGGCCCCAAGGTTGGAGGCGGTAGACGTATTCGCGGCGGCGCCTGTGATGGCTTTGTTGGCAGCTTCCAGCCCCGTTGCCTGCCTTTGCAACTGGTTATTCTGCCAGTCGATGTTGAAGTTTGACAGAGCTTGGTTTTCCAGCCCGGCGCCGTACGGAGATTTTGTAACCCCGCGCGCCGCCTGCGCCACTCGCTGCTGATCCTGCACCTGCTGCAAAGTGCGATCATACAGCGCGTTTTGTGGATCCATCGCCGTTTGCATGATTTGCTGCGCATATGGCAGCATAGAAAGCGCAGCGCCGTTTACCTGCTGGCCGGCGTTAAGCGATTGGTTGCCCACTTGGCCATAGGCGGCGCCTGCATTATTGGCGGCAGTCTGCGCGCCCCCGGCGTAAGGATTGTAATACTGCGTGTTATAAACATCTTGAAACTGTTTCGCGTAATCTTTGTAGGGATCAAGTTTGCTGTTGCTGTCATACAAAGTCCACCACGAGGTCGCGGCGTCATTCAAACGCGGCGGTATCCATGTTTGAATATTTGGCGCGCTGGGTGCATCCCCGCCTCCCATGATGCCGGATACAACGCCACCTGCTATGCTGCCTAATGCTGACCCCGCCATATCAAAGCACCTTTGTATAAAAACTGTCTGTTAACGCATAGCCTCTGGCCCTATATAGTCGATCAAGTGCTTTTTCGCGGAGGCCCGGCACAAAAGCAATAATCATAATACGCGCACCTTGGTCTATCGCCCATGATTCTAGCATATCAAAAAGCTGCATGCCAGCGCCACGTTCACTAGGATTTACCCATACGAACAGCTCTTGGCAAGCCAGATAGCGAGCGTTAAAAAACATGGGGTGTAAAAGCGCGCCCGCCATGCCCTCGACACGGCCGTTTTTTTCGTACACCCACGCGCGGCCGGCGCGCATCAGATTGTCCAGCGTCGCGGCGAACGACGCATCATCCCACGGCACTACACCGGCATAGCGCGTGTTCGCATGAAACTCCGCCCCCATCCCCACCATGCGGGGGATATCATCAATTACGGCCTGTCGAATCATGCTGCGCCCAAGTGTCTAAAATGAAGCGCCGTGCATTAATAAATTCATCTGATCGGCGTTGGCAGCGGGCGGCGAAGTCGAGGAGATCCCCAGCATCGACCCCATTTCCTCCTGCGGGTGGAATGGCTCCGGTTCCACTTTTATGAACGCCGGCAAGGTTGGTAACGGGGACGCAAGGGATTGCTCGGTACGTCCGGCGCAGCTGGTCATACTGAACGCGATAGCGGTCAGCGACAGCATCTTTATCAGCGAGGTCTTGGGCATTGGCTCTCTCCGTTATTTTGGCGTTGGCTAAACAAATTTTGCGTTCTTCCGCGCGCGCCGCCGGCACGGTTTCATCCCGGCATATTTTATTGGCGGCGGCTTCCCCACGCTCATAAGCTGCGTCGTTTATCCGCCACGCGGCGATCCCTAAAACAAGCGCCAGCGCCGCAAAGGGGGCTAATTTAATCCAGTTAAGCATAGCTTTATCTCGTCCTCTCTACGAGTGATTATACCATAGCAATTATTTGCCCGGATTCGGCAGTCGCGGCCCCCGGCTTTATGCCACATCATCATAGCTTGGCAGCCCTCGACAGGCTTTCCAGCATTTGTCAAACGCAACGTGCTCGAGCGCCTGTATCCGGCGATTCCGATGTTGTAAGCAAAACTTGTATGCGCCGCCAGCTGTTCAGGTGTCACAGGCACCGTGATCGAAGCCGCAACCTGGGCCATGAATTGCCCCACGCGCGATTTTGTGAGCAGGCGGCATTCTTCTTTTGTGCGGCGATCGCCGGGCTTAACCCCATACGTCTCGCCGTTGCAAATAGTCCATACGCCCACGCTGTCACGGTAGGCTTCTAGGCTTTCCCCCTCCCGGTCGGTAATAAAAGGTATCGCAAGCATCGTCGATATCGCTATCAATCCGCCCGCTGCCGCCTTTTTTACCTTGCTACTCGCCACCTATGCCCCCGTGGTATCGCTGGATATAATAGATCGCACCTGAAACTATCAAAGTCGCCATTGAGGATACCAACGCCCATACCCAGCCGCCTACTTTTTTGTAAGCACCCGCTGCCCCGTCCAGCCCTGCGCGCCATGTCTTGAAATCCTGAATGTCTTTAGTGTTAAGCTCGCACTGTTTATCCAGCGTCGCCAACTCTTTTGCCAGCTCGGTTTTCATATCCGCTAGCTGCTTATTAGTAGCGCTCGAGTGGTCGGATATCTCACGCGTGAGTGACGCAGACATGGTAGATAATTTTTCGCTGAGAAGCGGCAGCGATTGCAACGTGCTTAAAATAGTCTGCATGTCGTGTTTCATAATGCGCCGCTCCGCTACGTCATCGGCGCGCGCCTTCTCCGCTGTCTCGACCAGCACCGCCAACCGCGCGAGCTGCACGGCCATGGCTTGAATATCCGCTACGCGGCGATCGTCGCTGTGGCCTGCCTCTGTCACTTTTTCCTCCGTTGCTGGCGTAGTAAAGCGGCGTGCTGTTCAAGGGCGTCGATACGCGACCTGTCCCCCGTTGTAATAAAGTCACTCAGCGCACGTATTTTTTTAGCGTCAATCAGGCGCAGCTCTTGGTCGATAGTTTCATTGTGCAAATAAAAATCGACATATTCTTTGTGCGCTTCTTCCAGCTGCTTCTCCGTGGGCTTGGGCAGCGGATTATCTTTCACCCACACAAGGGATGCGTAATCAGCCCCCACCGCGTAGGTGCATTTTTCGCTGCCGCAATATGCTTGTAATGCTCCCCGAATGTCCATGGTTCGCTCCTACGCCCTGATGCAGATGAGCACAACATTGCTCGGCTGCACGTTGTTGTGGGCGGCCCCGCCGCCTTTATTCCCTGACACCGAACGTATCGGCGGCGACGAAACACTGGCCGATATACAGCCGCCAGCCGTCATACCGCTTGCCCCGTTTTGGTCCCCGATATCGTGGTTATGCGCGGGCATCTCACTGATGGTAAGTGTGTGCGTTTCCGCGCCGCCCGTCGATCCAACCGTGTTGCTGATGGTGCCGGTAGCCGTGCCGCCCCGGCCCATGAATGTTTTGCGGCGGAAATCAGGCACGTTGAATGTAGTGCTACCGTCCCCGGCGCCCCACGTGGTGCTGATCGCCGCAAACAAAGCCGCGTATGTGGTACGGCTCACCGCCTGCCCGTTGCACTCGAGCCAACCCGACGGGACAACCGTTGTGCCAAAAGCGGCTATTTCTCCCACCGTCCCGACGCCTGCTATAGCGGTGGCAATCGCGCCTGTAACAAACGCAGTAGTGGCTATCTGCGTGGTATTGGCGCCCGCCCCGGCCGTCGGCGCGGTAGGCGTGCCGGTGAAAGCCGGTGAAAGCAAAGGCGCGCCGCCAAGCGCCGCAAGAGCCGCCGATGCCGTACTTTGCCCGGTGCCCCCTTGCGCGATACTAAGAGGCGTGGCCAGCCCTTGCAATTCTGTGATATCCGTATTGACGCCATTAGCCGCGGCATTCGCGTTCACGTCGTTTTGAATTTGCAAAAAGTTAGCCATTACCTGCGTGGCATCGGCGGTGACTCCGTTTTGCAAATTGAAAGGATATGCAGATGAGATCGGCACCGGGCGCTCTCCTACGGAATATAATTAAGAACTTTGTATTGCATCTTAAACGCCCCCACTTTTAGCTCGCGGCTGGACGGGCCACCGGCTTGGATAACTACCGTAGTAAAAACAAGCGGTTTTGTCCATGGGATTTGCACCGGCCCGAGGCCGTAGCGCACCGCCCCCCATAGCCCGGCGCCCCAATTAAAAGCGTTCCATATCGAGCCGATAGAGGGAGACGTGAGAGATGCCTGCGAAATAACGCCCCCGTTCACATCTTGCGCTGTCAGCAAATAGGTTTGGCCCGAGGTGTTGAACGCCAGCATCAGCGTGGACTGAATAACGGAATTTGCCCATATCGCTTGCGTCTCCCCTATCGGGGCTGTCGCGTAAAGCCACTCCATTGTTGTGCCCAGCTCCGTGAATGAGCTGAACACGCTTTGCACCGGATCCGATTGGTACATTTTCCCCCGGTAGCTGTCGCTGCGGAAGGTCATAAAAGTTTTATCGTAGGGGATTACGAGATCCTGCCTCCACGGGTGCGGGCCTGTCCAGGCGTTGCGTGTGATATCTTGCCAATACTCTTCATAGGGCGAGCCGGGGGCCGCACCGTTTTGCACACAGATGCGATAAATACCGGCATTGTAGGCCGAGCTTACCCGCGACGGCGTAAGCGCGTTTATAAACGGCACGCGAACATCCGGGTCCGGTTCGCTTATGATACCCTGCGCCACGGTGCGCACGCCGTCCACGTCAAGGAAACGCATGCCGCGCGGGGTGTTCGCCACCGATCGCTTGGCGCTCGTGCCGGCAAAATCACTGATTTGGTTTATGACTAAATCGCTCGTGGTGTAATCGCCCGTAAGCTGGTGTATCTCGCGCGCTTTGAATATCTGGATCCCTTGCAAAATACCCTGCGTCGAAGTGCCCAAGGGGATGCCCGCAATGCACGTAATTGGATCATCAGGTGAACTGACCGTTAAAAACTGCGAGGTGTTTGTTATATTGAGCGTCAGCGCGTCGGTGCCAACGATGGTGTTTTCTAACGTGAAGAACGCCCGATTATTGAACTGGAGCACGTTGGTAGGCACGCGAGGGAGTGCGTTGCCTGTCGTGTTCCCAGCGTTCCATGCCGGGGCGTTTATATTGGTGGTGTCAAACCAGCCGAAATAATTACCGCCTCCGCCGGGGTAGCCGGGGTGCGTGATAATTACGAGCACGCCTACCATGTCGATAGTTGGGGCTTCCCACGCGCCGCTCGAAGATTGTGTGGTGGGGCAAGCTGCATTGGTGACGCCCGACACCGTTATGAACTGGTTGCTCGGCACGTCATACACAAACGGTTCGTCTTTGCCCGCGAAACGAGCCGACGCCACCATGCCATAGATGCGATCGCCAAACTGTTTTGCTATTGAAATATCTCCGGGCGTATTGAAACCCGTGAAATCCGTCACTTCATCCGCGGCCGGGCGACACTGAAACGTGTTAGGCGTAGCAGGATCGAATATAAGGTTGGTAAGCGCACGGCATGCGCCCGCCGCAGAATCAGCCGCGCTAAGCGTATCGGCTACGCCCCGAGGGGTAAAGCGCGCGGTGTTCGACCCGGGGCGCATAGGCTACACCGGAATGTTTTTGGTGGGGCGCAGGCGGTCAGGCGAACGGAACAGCCTGCCGTCCAGTTTTACTTGCTTTGCGTACCCTTCCTTGTCGTCTGACATGGTTAAAAATTTGCTGAGGTTGGTTTCCGCAATCTGATCGAATGACACCATGCGGTCATCTTCGGCCAGCATGGAAAGCGCGGCATTGAGCTGTTTAAGCAAAATTTGCTGGTTCGGGAACCACGGAATAACATTGCTGCTCTCGGGCGCCACTATGGGCGAAGGCGTGGGCTGGTATATAACGGTGAGCGTGGTCGATTGGATAAACCGCGGATACAGCAATAGCTGGTGCGGAGACGCCGCTACGTTTGTAGCAAATGCACGCGGGTACGTGGCCGGCTGCGATACGGTGGGCAATAGCTTGAATTGCTCAAAGGGGAACTGGACCAGTTTGTACGGGACCCCATTGATCGAATACTGGATTTGCCGGGTGCGGAGATGGTTTTCTGGCAGGTCATAACCCGCCCCATCCCCGCTAACAGGCAGATCGACTTCAACGCGCTCCGTGTCGAAGTCATAAATCTGCGCAAGATTGTCGAGCACCATGTTCAAGAGCTGCCCCGCCTGGGCTTTATACCCGGGCACTTTGCAGGCTTGGCATGCTAACTCGACAATCTGCGCAGCTGATAGCATTTATTCTCCCACGGATGCCTTTAATTTTACCAGCAACTCGCGGTCACGAGCAACTTTATTTGTCAGGGCGTCGATCGCGTTATCGGCTACCTGCAAATCACGCTGCTTTTGCACCGGCTGGTTTTTATCAGCGTAGCTGGCTTCGATGCGCTCGCGGTCTTTTCGTTGCGCTTCCAGCTGAGCTTCCGCCTGCGCGATGCCGTTCTCGAGCGCCGGAATGGTCGCTTGATCCTGCTTGCGCTGCACCGCGCCGCACAGTTTGTCCAGCTCGGAATCGAACGCTTCGCGGGTGGCACCAATAGGCAGATTACCAGCGATTTGCACCTGCCGACCGTTGCCAAGGTCAGCTGTAAAATGAAGCATGTAGCCGGGGGTCGGTGCGGTGGTTTCGTTCTCTTTAGACATGGTAGATCCTCTCAAATAGAAGGTTGGGTTAAACACTTACCCCGAGATGTGCTTGCCACTCAAAATGCTGGTGGCTTGCTGGCGCCCGAAGTAATCGTTGATATTCAGACCCAAAAGCTCAGCGTCGTGCAGGAAGCTACGATACATCTGGTCTTTCAATACCTGAGCTACAGCGGGAGATACCGTGTAAGTGTAGCCCGGGTAATAGGTCGTGTTATCAATCCGAATGTACGGGACGTGGCGTGCCAAGTCAATGCGAAGATCGACAGCATCATCAGCTTTGCTAGGCTCGGCATGTTTAATGCTTTGCATGATAAGCTGCGCGCGCAGTTGCGCTTTGAAATCCGCCGCGGCTTCGGCTTTCGCTTCCGCGGCCAGCTCGGCCTGCACCTGCCGGCGAAGCTCGGCTTTATCCTCTTCCGTAAGCCCGCTGAAATCGGCGGCATCGGGGGTCTGCACCTTCGCGGCTTTGGGTTTTTCTGCTTTGACAGGCGCCGGAGCGATCGGAGCCGGAGGGACAGGCGGCAGGCTTTCTGCGCCGGTCATGCTGGGAATGCCGCCAAGGCTTTCTTCGAGCGTTTGTTTTTTAGTCATCGTTCTCTCCTACGAGGGTTGAAATTATCCGAGGGGAAAAGGGGAGGGTGTTACCCCTCCCCAAGTCGCTCGGCAAGCAATGGTTAACCGAAGTTACCGCTGTTGGATGCGGTAGACTCGATGCGCATGAAGAACTGCTGGTTAAGCAGGATGGTGCCGTACATGCACTTCCAACCCACTACCCGCAGCTGGTTCAGCGGATCCGATTTATCGGCCGTTTTCAGGTACGTGAACTTAGGATCATCAAGCTGCACCTGACCGTATGCCGACTTCCCGAAAATGAAAGTGGGGAATACGGTAACGCCGGTAGCCGGAGCCGCCGGAGGTACGCGCGATGCGCCAATGCCCGTAATGACGATGGCCGTGTTCGGAGCAATCTGCACCGCGTTGCCGGCCAGTGATCCGACGGTCGGACCTGAGGCGCTGAGGCCGAGGTTGACCGGCGAAGTCGTGGTGCCGACGTACACGTTGAACAGATACCCCGGGACGTTCGGGGTCGTCACAGAGATCGAACCGTTGGGGCCGGTCACAGAGATGCTGGCGGACACCTGATGGATACGTTGCTCGTAGCCATTTTGTGCCACGCTTCCCGTCACCTGAATGTAGTAGGTGCCGGTAGCCAGCGAACCCGCGGTGCCGTTGGTGCCGTTCACTTGCGCGACGCCCGTGAAGAAAGGCACCATGTTCGATTGCGTGAAGCGAGTGCCGCCCCATTCACCCAATTCCGCGTTATAGAGGCGGTTAATGTCGGAGTACGACCACGCCGTTACAACGGTGCTGTTGCTACGCATATCCGTAGCTACGAGCGGGTGAATGATAGCCACGTAGTGCGGCATCGAACGAGGATCCTTCGACGCAGTGCTGGGTTTGCCAGCTTGCATCTTAACATCCTCTGCGGCGTCGCCGTTGAACATCGGTGCCCCGATGGTCATAAGCAGCCCGGTGGCACGGTTAATCTCGGTGGGATTAAGATTATCGCCCGCAATCAGCGACGCACGCGCGCCGCGGCTGTTGACGTAGTTAATCTGCGTCCCCGCCAAGAGGTTGTTGAAGGTGTTACGCTCGAGGGTTTCCGCCATTTGCAGAGCCACAAGCTCGATCGCCTTTTGGAAAAGCGGGTGCTTGATGGTCATGTCCGCAACATCCGTGACGGTCACGGTGTCACCCCACTGTTGGGCGACGGCCGTAACTTGCTGGATGGTCATTGACGCACCAGCGGGCGGCACGCCTTCGGCCAGCGGCGCGAACGGCAGGTTCAGACGAACGAAACGGGTAGCCGTGTATTGCGTACCCATGTTTTTGGGCAGCGTTAGCGGATCACCGAACTGGTATGCAACGAGTTGGCGTTGCACGTTTGGCAGCGTTTTCTCAGCGATATAATTTACAATATCCGCTGAAAATGAACTGGACTGGTTGACGTTAGCGGGCATAGTTTCCTCCTATATGCCTTGGTTAAGACTGCCGGAGGGGGATGCCCGCCGGGTTAGATTGCACGACCTTCAAGCCGCTGCTCCAAGGATTTAACTTTACGGGCCGACCCTGCATCGCTTCGCGCATTTGGCGACTTAGACGTTACAGCTTTTACCCGCTTGGCGGCAGCGTTCTTACGGGAGG